CGTACCGCAAAATCGCATCGGAAGTCTTTGAATAGGAAAAGAGCTTCACCAAACGGTGAGGCTCTTTTCCTTTATGGTGGGTATGAATGACGCATGGAGCACGTCGTGACAAAAATAGCATATCCCGTCAGAATTTGCAAGCGCAATCGTTCGACGAATTTCGCCGTACACTTTTCATCCCCTTTCCCGGCACTTTGGGAAAGGGGTTTTCTTGTACCATAAAGGCAGAAAAGGAGGTGCGCTGTATGTACGAACGGCTTTTGGCATTGGGCTTCACCGAGCAGATGGCGAGGGATATTTTGGTGCTGTTCCCCGAGCCGGACGAGCTGCGCACCTATGTCTATTTCGCGGAGCTGCTGCATGTATAGCTATTATAATCCGTCGCCTTATGGCAAGAACGTGGGGGACTGCACCGTTCGGGCGATCTCCAAAGCGACCGGAAAAGACTGGGGCGAAACGTATCTCGCGCTCGCCATACAGGGATATTTGGACGGAGACATGCCATCGGCCAACGCGACCTGGGGCGCGTATCTGCACTCTCTCGGTTATCGGCGCTACATCGTGCCGGACACCTTTCCTCTGTGCTATACCGTCGGGCAGTTTGCGGACGAGCATCCGGCAGGCACATACATTTTAGCCCTGTCCGGTCATGTGGTGTGCGTGCAGGACGGGACGATCTTTGACTCGTGGGACAGCAGCAATGAGACTGTGATTTATTTTTGGGTAAAGGAGACTGAATGACATGGCTTTTAATCCGTACTATCAAAACCCTTATTATCCACAGCCAATGCCGGATAACCTTATGCAGATGCGGCAGATGCAGCAGATGCAGCCACAAATGCCTGCGCAAACGGCTCAACCGCAGCAAATGCAGACAAGCGTTGTATGGATTAGCGGGGGAAAAGAAGAAGCAAACGGGTTTATGGTCGCCCCAAATTCTCGAGTAATTATCTTTGAAACAAACTCGATGGTTTTCCACATCAAGGAGCGAGACGCAAGCGGCACGCCTATTCCAATGAGGACGTTTAATTACACGGAAGAAGCCGAAAACAAATCTCATGATACTAAAAAAATGGATGATAAGTTTGTCACCCGCGAGGAGTTCGACCGTCTGGCGGCGCTTGTGGGCGAAATAAAGGGCAAGAAGAAGCGCAAGGAGGACGATGACGATGAATAATCCCTTTTTCGGTGCGCTCGGCGGAGGGCAGATGCCCGGACCGGTAGGCCAGTTCCAGCGCATGATGCAGCAGTTCCAGCAATTCAAGGCAAATTTTCATGGCGACCCCAAAGCGGAGGTCGAAAAGCTCTTGCAGAGCGGTAGGCTGAACCAGCAGCAGTTGAACCAGCTGCAACAGATGGCGAAGCAGTTTCAAAGTCTAATGCAGTAATCATCAACATAAATCAACATCGTGGCCACGATTTGATGAATAAAAATTTTTCAAAGGAGTGATACTATGTCTCTTTCTGACGGCGGCGTTCAGGCCACTATGCCTGTTGCGCCCGTAAATTCCAGCAACGGCGGCGGCTTTGGCTGGGGCGGAGAAGGCAGCTGGTTTATTATTATCTTGTTCCTTTTCGCATTTCTCGGTTGGGGAAATGGCGGCTGGGGGAACAACGGCAACAGCGGCGGCGTGGTCGACGGCTATGTGCTGACCTCTGATTTTGCCAATGTCGAGCGCAAGATCGACAGTGTAAATCAGGGCCTTTGCGACGGATTTTACCAGCAGGCGCAGCTTGTCAACGGCACCAACATGGCGATGGCAAACGGCTTTGCACAGGCCGAGCTTTCTCGCAGCAACCAGCAGGCGGCGCTGATGCAGCAGCTCAACGCCATGCAGATGCAGGCCGCAAATTGCTGCTGCGAAAACCGTGCAGCTATCGCCCAGGTGCGCTACGACATGGCGGCGCAGGCGTGCGACACGCGCAACACCGTGCAGAACGCCACACGCGACATCATTGACGCGAACAACCAGAACAGCCGCGCCATCCTCGACTTCCTGACGCAGAGCAAGCTCTCTGACCTTCAGGCCGAGAACCAGGGCTTGAAGCTGGCGGCAAGTCAGGCGGCGCAGAACAGCTATCTGGTCTCGCAGCTGCGCCCCTCTCCCATTCCGGCCTACACGGTGCAGAACCCCTATTGCTGCAACCAGTTTGCCTGTTGCGGCTGCTGAAAACTTCATAGCATAGCTTTTTGTTGACGATTTTGTTGACGTCAACAAAATGGTCGGCCCCGTGCCGATACTACGACAACGCGGCGGGGCTATTGCCTCGCCGCTGTATTTTAATTGCCTCGATTTCGAGGCATATGAAAGGACTGATTATTTTGGCAGAGTACACAAACGCAAATATTGTGAGCGTAGCCGCAGGTCAGAACGTTCCCCTGACCGAAACGGCGGTCAATAGCAAGCCCTGTATCGTGCATCGCCAGGGCGCAGGCATTGTCACGCTGCGCGGCCTCACCAATCAAAACCGCGCCCTGTTTAGGGTCTCCTTTGGCGGCAACATCGCTATTCCCGCCGGAGGCACGGTCGAGGCCATCACGGCGGCACTTGCCATCAACGGAGAGCCGCTGACCAGCGCAACGGCGACCGTCACGCCTGCGGCGGTAGAGAACTACTTTAACATTTATGTTTCCGCACAGGTCTGCGTTCCGAAAGGCTGCTGCCTGACGGTCGCAATGGAAAACACCAGCACTCAGGCCGTCAACTTCGCCAACTCGAACCTGACGGTTGAGAGAATCGCGTGAAAGGAGAATGGACATGAGTAAGAAAGCAATGTACGAGCTTCGTAATATGCTTTGCGACGAACTCGACGAGCTGGCGCGTAAGGGCGACCTGGGCGCGGGCGACCTTGAGATCGCGCACAAGCTGACCGACACCATCAAGAACATCGACAAGATCGAGATGATGGAGGACGACGGTTATTCTCGCGACGGAGACTATTCTCGTGGCGGCGACTGGCAGGCCGATATGCGCGGCACTTACGGCAGGGGCAGCTCCTATGCTCGCCGCGGCACGCATTACGTCCGCGGGCACTACAGCCGCGCCGACAGCATGGAGCACCTGCGCGAGCAGATCAACGACATGATGCGCGAGACGGACGACGACCGCGTAAAGGAAGCGCTGCGGCGTGCCGCGAGCCTGATGGAGGAATAAGGGGGTGCGTCCCCTTGATCGACGAAAACGAGCTCAATCTGTGGATATCGCGGCTTGAGACGGAGGAATCGAGCTGGCCCAATTATCAAAAGCTGGCGGCGCTGTACATCATCCAAAATCAAAACGCGCCCAAAGAACCGGAAAAGCCGATGTTGTATTCGGCGGCTCCGGCGCCGGTCAAGACCTATGCGTCTGAAACGGTAGGCAGCTACGGCGACAGCGATTTTTTACAGGCCGTCTCCGACATGGCTCCGGCAAGAGCGTGGGAGGTCATGGACGAGCTGATGGACAGCCTTAAAATCGTCAACGAGCGCGTGTACAACAGCGTGATGCGAAAACTCGGAAAATGAGAACACCCCCGTCGTAAGGCGGGGGTATTCTTTTGGGCATAATTTACCTTTGGGAACACCAAGGTCAAATATGCCTAACGGGGCGTTACAAAAAACGCGCCGTCGTCGTCTGCGTCAATTCTCCGAATAAAGCGCGTCCAAAATTCCTTTTTCTCTTCCCGCGAGTAAGTGTCATATTCAGCAAGTCCATTTCGCAGCGCGTCAAGGTTTGTCTTCGGCTTTTCCTCTACCGCTTCAAGGGATTTTTTCAAGCTCGTATACTCCCGCTTGTATTCATCCAGCTCGATCAAATCATTCAGATAAAGCGTTTTCAGCTTGCTCATTTTTTTTCGTATCGCGTCCGCGCTTTGCGTGGGCTTTTTTTCTGCCTTTTTGTAATAGCGATTGTTTCGCTCGGCAATCCCCTCAAGCTCATGCAATAAGTAATCTTCCAGCGCGTCTTCGCGGATCCTCTTTTTGTGCTGGCACGCGGAGTTGTCAAGCATTCGCGTCCGGCATCGATAGTAGGTATAAATCTGCTTTGCCGTTTCCGACTGCATTGTTTTCCCGCACTCTTTGCAATGCAACAAGCCGGAGAACAGATAAACGCGATCTGTCTCAACTCCTGCGCAGCGCTGCGACCGCTGGCGAAGAATATCATTTACAATGTCAAAATCCTGCTTGCTTATTAGGGCGGGGCAAGCGTTCTCGATGCCGTACACCTCGCCGATATAAAGACGATTGCGGAAATAGTTTACATATTTGGTATACGCCCTGTCAATCCCCCACGTCTCGAGCATATATTTCTTTACGCCAAGCACGCTTTGCAATCGGATGTACGCCGCAAACATATCTCGCGCGGCATCTGCCGTATCGTTATCAATCTGGTATTGCCGGTCCTTAACAATATACCCTAAAGGTGCTTTTGACCCTGCCGGTTGGCCTTTTGCCCGTTTGCCGTCGTTGATAAATTTGATTCGCTCGCTTGTGCGGTCGGCCTCGTCCTGCGCGACGGAAAGCATAATGTTGACCTTTAATCTCCCAGACGCGGTGCGCGTCTCGTAGTCCTCTTCCGTCGCTTGCCATGTCACGCCGTATTTGTCCAGCTGCGTCTGTACATCGTAGTACCCGGCGACATTGCGAAACCATCGATCGAGTTTAATAAACAAGATCGTGTCTATCTTCCCTGCCTTGCAATCGTCCAGCAGCCGCAAGAGCGCAGGTCGCTTTTTGTACGGCTTTCGCGCGGATATGCCCGCGTCCTCATATATGCCCACCACGGTCATTTTATTTGCTTTGGCATACCTTGTCAGCGTGTCACGCTGCTCTTGTAATGATAGACCATGCCGCGCCTGTTCCTCGCTGGACACGCGGATATACAATGCCGCTCTCATCGAATCCCCCTCCAAAATCCGTAATCTATGCAGTGAAAATCAATGTACGCGCACCACACAGCAAGCATAGCAATGATGACAAACATTATAGCAATCACGCCGTTTCGGATACGCACGCCGCGCCGCATGATCTCAATGGTATCGGCCTTTGCGTCAACATGGCGTTCCAGCTCATCATTCCG